GATTTGAAGTATATATATGCTTCTGTTCTGGTGTCAGCATTTTATAATCTGCTCTATCCTTTTGGAGTGATACCTCCTCAGGTCTCCAGAAATAACCTAACTGTTGTGTTGTTAGTTTATCAAATACAGGATACTTATACTCATCATATCTTTGGAGACCAAGGGGTTGTCCAAAGAACATGGGTTGCTTCTTACTGTCCACAGGGTTGGTATTGAATACCGTTACCCCATCAAACTTTTCTTCGTTACTAACTTTATACATTAAATCTTACATGATTCGCAATCGTCGTCTGCTGTCTCTACCTCAGCAAGTAAACTCTCTAGTCTACTCTTCTTCTCTTCTTCATCGTACCATCCTATTGGATGTGCAGGTTCATCACCATCTTTCTTAGCATCATATGTATTCTGATAGTAAGAAGTCTTCCAACCATACTTATAAGTGTTAAGAAGGTCTTGTGCCATTACTGACGTAGGTACTTCATTACCTTCATAATTCTCTGGGTTGTAACTCCAGTTACCTGAGATTGCTTGGTCAAAGAACTTTTGTATGACTGCTGTAACTTTTATATATCCATCGTTACTTGGCATATCCCATAGTAATGTATAGGCATTCTTTAGATGCGGATAGCCTGGAACAATCTGCTTAAGAGGTCCCTTCTTGGATTTTTTAATGGACAGATAATCTCTTGGGGGTTCGATTCCGTTAGTGGCATTTGACACAACGGAACTA